CGGAAACGGGCGAAAGCAATCAATCCATGAGAGTAAACAAAGCCTATCCATATAATAAATTTAGGACAGGTTTATCTACAATACAGGGAGGGTCTCGACCTCAATTTACTTTATTCAAAGAGAATATTTCTACTCTCTTCTCACTTAGTAGTGAGGACGAGAGCTTACTGAGGAAAGTGTTGGAACTATTCCACAGGCTTGAGAAGGCCCATGGGAGAGTACTAACACTGAAAACCTTTAAGGAACTTTACCGGTTCACGAACCAATTCTGCCTCGGTCAACCTGTCGAGATTGACCAAGGGCATATATGGATCGGTACTAAGGGCAAGTTCCCCAAGTGTCTTCCTTTCGACTGGAAAAGACTATCCAGTGATGATCGGAGTTACCAACGTTTCGTACTAACCGTTTTGGCTTTGTACAAAGACGTTCGGGCTCCGGTAAATCCTGACATTAGTACCATACTAATGCCAGCGAAAGACCCTCTCAGCCTTGCTAACCAAATGGAGGAAGTCACCCCCCACATTCCTAGGATCCTTGCGGGTCTCGGGAGGTGGAGGATGAAACCTTCAGATGGTGCCCCATTTCATGTCACAACCAAAGCGGGAGCTTCAGGCTCTTTCGCGATGGGGGTAACAAGCTTGTACGATTTAGCAGCCCTAGACCGAGAAGGTCATACGCCTCGCCTATTGGAAATGAGTCGGTTGGTTTACACCAAGAGACGTCAGGACCAATTCCGGGAGACGATGACTCATTCTCGGCTCCTATTCCGTGACCAGAGTCTCAAAGATAAGATGAGAAAGAGCTCGCGTCTCCACTTCATATCTGAAGGTGGGGGCAAGACTCGGACCATCTGTATCTCTGATATTTGGACACAGATTGCCTTGAAACCAATTCACAATTTCTTAATGAACTGGCTCAAGAGCATAGGAGAAGATGGCACTAGGGGTCACAATGTGACAGCAGAAACGCTGAAACGTTGGACTTTGGAAAGACGAGAAATCTATAGTTACGACCTCACGGCCGCGACTGATAGAATGCCCGTCGATCTACAGGAGAGAGTGCTTTTGCACTGTACTCCACCTGGTGTTGCATCTATCTGGAAATCCATCTTGATCGATAGAGATATCGATTGTGATGGTCGGACTGTGCGATACGGTGTTGGGCAACCTATGGGCCTCTTAAGCTCATGGGCTGCTATGGCACTAACGCATCACGTCATCATCCGATATGCTTTCTTGGTCGAAGGGATAAATCCCAGAGATCAATACTTGGTAATCGGTGACGATGTGGCTATATCAAACAATCGGGTTGCTCAGAGGTACAGGACAATTATGACCAATCTAGGAGTTGATATCTCGTTAGAGAAATCAATCCTTCCGACTGGAAGTTCATTGTCTGTAGGAGAGATAGCCAAACGCCTATTTGCGAATGGCTCCGAAATCTCTCCTGTACCTCCGTCAGTACTTGTCCGAGCCACGGGAACCCTTTACGGGCTACTGGAGCTCGACCAAGTGCTTCGGGACCGCAGTTTCTATACTGCGACAACCGACAACGTAAAACCCCTCACTCCTGAAAGGGCCTCTGTAATTGATCGGTTCATCGGTAAGAACCAGGTCAAGGACAAAGATCTCTTCCGCATCATTTTCGGCTTCCCATGCGCCCCAGCGCGCTTTTGTGCGTTGTCCGGGGTCAGGCCATGGGATCCAGTAATAGAGACAGGTACTAACCTGTGCCTATTCTGGAAATCATACCTCTTAGAGGAGATTACCGATAAGATCATCACCCTCAATAAGAAGCACAAGGCGAGAGCCAAGTACTCTTATGATGATGATGGTTACGGAGTGACAAAGAGTGGTGTACCATTAACTCCACTAATTGACTTATATGGCGCTACCCTAGCGTCAGAATTAGCTCAATTAGTTGAAGAAGCAGGGCCGGGAGGATTGAGTCGTTTAAAGACTCAATACCTGGAGGACTTGCTGGCACAGCCCGCTCCCGAAGATCTCGTTTGGTTCTCAGCCAAAAGGGAACTCCGAGTGCGCAAACTGGCGCCAATGATCGATGAGTTTTATCAACTCATGAGTCAAGGGTTCTACGCTCCATTCGGAGTTGGAACCTAAGACCACTACCTTAGAAGAAAGTTCTCTGAAGAAGAACCTCTAGTAAAATAGAGATGGGATGGGGGGTTAATCCATCCTAGGCGCAAGCCGTTCTCTTTGAAGATTAGAGCCTAACG